ATTAAAGTTTCACCTTCAATAAGACTACCCAACTGATGTTCCACTTGTGCGTCTTACAATATCGTTGTGATTAAACTCGGCCCAGTATAGTTCAAATGCCACACCGTCTTCCAGTCCTTCAAACTGGTGTATCTTGCCTGGCTTAACTTGTGTAAAGTCGCCGGCATTTAGAATAGTTTCATCAACTAGTCCTTGATCATCTTGCCATACACGCACAAGCATCTGTCCTGACTCTACATAGAAGCCGTTCCATTTAAACTCATGTTCGTGTTCGCTACACTTATAACCTTTGTTAAACTCAATACGGTGAAATTCTAATACACCGTTTGCGTGGATCAACTCTGTGTTACCCCAAATCTTTCCTGCTTTAATTCCCATTATGTTATATACTCCTTTAACATTTCTATTGCATCATTAAAATCTAATACAGTTTCTGTATCCTTGTATATTAATACAAAACACAGTGTATGTCTATCTTCGTCACTATCATTGTATGTTCTGTGTAGTTGTCCTACATTACAAAGACTTGGTTTATGTGTAGTTGCTCTGCCTATTTTTGTGCAGGTTTTCATACTTGCTGTTAGTATATGGTCTTTTAGTTTTTGTTCTTTATCAGGCGGGATTGGAGGTACATTTACAGGATTAGTACTTGTAAACCATTCAATGCCGCTGTCTTTGCCACCTCGACTAATGTTTAGTTTTGTGTGATTTGATAGCCATGAATAATCACTGTGCAGAACACCGTAATGATTCCTGTGTGTGAAAAAACTTTCTACGTGTATAATATCTATACCTATGTTGTTTAAAAAGTCAATCAATGGCTGATTATTTGGTTTCCAATCTTCGTCGTTAAAGATAACGTTTTGGAACGCCTTATTATCTTCATCAAATGTAAACAACTCATCACTGGGCCATTTTATTTCAAAAGGAAGATCTATATATCTATGTACGTCTATTTTATATACTCCTTAAATATATCCATTGCCTCATGCCAACTAACATACTGTTCTGTTTCAATATCCCAAACTGGTTGAAAGCATACTGTCCATCTTGGCTGATTTCCTGGATTAAGTGTGCCGTGTAATACACCTGTATTTACAATACTAGGTTTATTTGTATTGGCTCTATGCAACACTGTGCAGTCTTTTGGCGCTGCTGTAAGTACAGTTATTTCATCGTTGTATATTACACTTTGGTCACCATCAGTGTTCATGCCAGTTTTAACTGTATACTCAAATGTTTTATTTGCTTTATACCATATTATTTCACCGTCTTCAGGTCCCCACGTTTGATTTATTTTTACAAACTCTGTTTCGTAATGATAAAAGTCTGTATGTATAGGTACCTTGCCGCCGCTTGGTGGAGTATAAAAGCATTCAATCATCAACAGCTTCATATCAAACTGTGCTAAAAAATCTACCATATTTTGATCATAGTGATTTGGCAAATGCTGTTGCATTACAGCTTTTTGATTAGTATCAAATAGATCTGGCTTTTTTATTTCAAAAGGCAGATCTATATATCGATGATATCTATTATAAAAGTTTTCCAAAGTCTATTATCTCACACTGTCTGCTTATATCCTTAACAAAAAATGCACACTGTGGGTTTTCACCTTCAGTAATCGGAACACTTAATAGTTGTCCGTTTTTCATTTTAGGAAAGTACCATTTGACATCATTATAAAAATTTACTATTTCAATAGTGCCAAATCCTGGCTGGTAGCTTGTTAATGGATTAAATAGAAATGATTCAAATCCACGTTCATTTAAACTAGTGATCGGTAGTACTTCTAAGTCACTACCTGCTTCACTACATCCAACAGCAATACACCAATCTAATGGCATAGTAACTTGATTACCATTAATATTAATAACTGCTGCAGGGCTATTAAAACTTTCTAAAAAGATTAACGGTACATAAAAGAAATCAGGATCTTGTGGGCTACTATTATCAAGCACACTAAATCTCATAGTGTCGTCAACTTCGTCTGGTAAACTATTTAAATTAAAACTTTTATTTTCTAATGTAAGTATATTCATTTATTCCAATCTACTTTCTCTATTGTAAATGGATACTCTGCTTCTTTGTAAAATTTCTTACGTTGAGTCAAGTGTCGCTTCGCAAACTTGCATGTAGATGTCAAGTCCCATATTTGAACGAAGTCTTTATCTTTTGCTATTCTTACGCCTCTACCAATACTTTGAATTACTCTTACGAAAGACTTACCAGGCTCCAAAAGAACCAAGTTAAAAATACGAGGAATGTTAAGACCCACGGCAGCAACTCCATAGGTTGCGATAATAACCTCATTAGTTCCTTCACGTATTGTATCATATGTTTCTTTCCTGTCTTTGTTCTTAACAGCGCCGCTTACAAACGTACTGTTTGGAATGAGTTCAGCAAGTGCTTGTCCTGCACTTATTCTATCTACTAGTATTAATGTGTTGCCTGAATCTTTTACTGTGTTTAATAGTTTGCCTATGTATTCTAATCGTTGTGTATTTGTTGTTAGATATTTTAATTCTTCTTGGTAGCCTGCATGTGCTACTGTGTCCATTAGCTGTACTACATTAACATGACACTGCGATAGCACACCTTTGTCTTGTAATTCTTTTGCACTAATGTTTCCGATAACAGGACCAAGACTAGCATGAATACTTTCGAACTCAAACTTCTCTTTAGGTACTGTACCAGTTAGTCCCCAACGTATGGGTGCATTCCGTAGGTTGCGAGTGAGCAGGTTCTTGAGAACTTCTGCTTTGGCTTGGTGTACTTCGTCGACAATAATAGTGCTCACACCTTCTAAGAACTCAGCTAGTGATAACACTGCGCTTCCGTCTTTATGCTTCTTGTCCAAAATATTTAAGGATTGCCAAGTGCAAATAGTATGAGTCTTACCTAGGTTCTTCCTGTCTCCGAAGTACACCCCTACATCCAAGCCGCAGTTAATATAGTCTTCTTCTGTTTGTTCTACTAACGACTTGTTAGGAACAATCACAAGACTCCTACCATACGGCTCGCTTATGTGTGACAGCGTTGCTGTGGTAATAGTTTTACCTGCGCCAGTAGCAATCTGTTGCAAGCTCTGTGGATTATTCAAAAAGTTATTGATTGCTTCTACTTGGTAGTCACGCAGAATAATATCTTCGCCTTCTGCTGGATGTCCTTCTGGCCATTGTACACCTTGGTCTTTCCAGTATGTTTCTGTGACTGGGGTGAAATTTAACTGTATCGGATGCCGCCTATCTTCAATGTCAACAATCTGTACACGGTTCTTTGCAAGTACTTGCTGTACTACATCTAAGTGATTAACGTATCCAGTGCCCCCAATACCAAAGAAAGCAACTTTGCCATCCCAGCGTCCTAGTTTGTACTGTGGCATATGCTTTGCATACGGCACTTCAAACTTTAGTGCATTTGATAGCTTTCTACGTATATCTACATCAAGTCCTTCGATCTTAATGTTTACTTCATCTTCGATTATTAGTTTACAACTTGCCACTGGCATAACTCCTAAAAAGACCTACATGATTATCATTATATATAATGCAGTCGCAGTTTATTTCTACATAAGACTTTACGTTATTATGAGAGCGTATACTAGATTTACTTAAACAGCAAATGGGTAAAAAACTAGAACTCAACAAAGGCTTAGGTAGCTTGTTCTTTTTAATATACACTATTTTTGTACGATTGTCAACCCAATTGTTTAACTTTTGATTTTTTACATATGCATTTAGTTGATGATTTTGAATATCATTTGAGTCTACTCTAAACATAACCGATTGTAACTCATCGTTAACATATGGTAAAAACGCTTGATGTATTTCGGTAAGTTGTCGGTAACAATCGTCTTCGTCAACTGTGACTATTAATGGAAAACGATCAAGTGTATTAATACTACTAGCAATATCATTTATTGACCACATTGCAGGATCTGCTGGTACAGCAGCATCTGTTCTATAAGCAATCATTTCTGTTAAATTAAATGCATCGCCTTTGTTTATTGAATATCCATATCTTATTGAACGATCGACTTGTTGCAACGGAGTTAAACTGTGTATGTATTCTTGTTCTGCTACATCCATTCTTTTTGTTACATTTTCAAACGATGAGTTATATTTTAGTTCAGTAGTTAATATATCTTTAACTTTACTAACATATTCAATCAATACGTTGTCTATTTCAAAGTTACGCAACTTTAAGGCTTCAACAACCTTAAATGCATTAGTTGGTGTTAGTTTATAAAAATGTTCATGTGATCCACGTACATGATAATATTCTTTACTTGAAATATTTAGACTTTGTATTTTTACTATATCTTTTTTAGCAAACGGAAATCTTACTTTTATCCATTTACAGTCTTGCTTAAATATTTCGCGCCTTGCGGCAGTTTCCTGATGGTCAACAATCTTGATATATTTTTGTCTATCAATAGATCTCAAAGGCATACGTGTAGGAATATGTTCTATTAGAACATCATCTAACTCTGATTCAAATGGTTTTAGTTTTTCTACAACTAATGCATATTGCCTGTCAGTTAAGGCAATATCTTTTTGTGTTTGCTGACATATGCTTTCTAAAATAGAACGGGCAGGTGTTTCTATTTTAACATCGTACAATAGTTTGTGGAGTACATTTTCTAAGTTCATACAAATAATATAGCATATTATAATCTATTAGTCAAGTTTTTCAGTGGCAACCCTTGAGATATTTCATCAAGAGTATATTCAGTATGAGCATAATCATTGAGCCATTGTCTACGGTTTGGTTTGTTTGGATGTTCTATATCTTTAAAATCAATATTTGAAACATCATATGCAAGACTACTTGGACCAGCAAAGACTGGCACACCGGATAATATAGCCAAAGGTCCAGGATTACTGCTCCAACTAACTACAGCATGAACTTTGTTAAATGATAGATTGTAATCGTCGTATGTGTTCAATAGTTTTTGAGGACGATCTCTATAAACATTTTTATATTCTCTTTCGATATCCGGCAAAGGACATCTTGGATGTGGTCGAAAAACTATAGGCATGTCGGTATATTTTTGTATTTCGTCTATAGTATTCATTACCCAATTACTCATACTAGGCATACCTGCCCACTGTAAACTTTTATCATGCTGGCCGCATATTAATATATACTCGCCGTTTTTTTTCCACGACTTTAACGAGAGCTGAAGTAAATCACTCCTATAGCTACTGTTACCCATATCGCTAAAGTAAGCATCTCTATTGATACCATTTAATCCTACCTTCCATGTTGTTCCACGCTTGATTCCACCAACCTCTAATACAACAACATTACGTCCTGTTTTTGTAAAGTATTCGTATACAGGTTTGTTGCCCGCCATTCTACCATTCCAAAGAACACTCCATATTACAGCAACATCACTGTGCATATCGTCACCTACTACAGTGTGTCCTGCGTCTGTTAAACTTTTTGCAAAAGCATCAAAAACTGGAACACTATTTAACGCACCATATTCTCTAAAAAAACTAAACCTCATGTGTAAATACTCCAGTAATGTATTTAACAAGGACAAGCTCGTGACAACAATTTCTTTCGTATCAACTTTTCATAAACCAGTACTAGACCTATATGGCCAACGCTTTGTAGACAGTTTTAGTAAAAATATTGACAATCAGGTCAAGCTATATCTGTATGCAGAAGATTGCATGCCTGTTACTAACGATCCACGTATACATATCATGGACCATCATGCAACACTGCCAAAGTTAGTTGCATTTAAAAACAAATGGAAAGATGTGCCCAAGGCAAATGGAAAATGCCCGTGGCCCGAAAGACGTCCAAGAGATCATCATAAAGAGTTTAAATGGAATGCAATACGATTTGCCAACAAAGTATATGCAGTATTTGATGCTGCAAAACGTTGCGATACAGATTGGCTTGTTTGGCTAGATGCTGATACATATGTACATTCGCCTGCATTGTATATAGACTTGCAAAAGTTTACACCTAAACGTGCTTGGATGAGTTATTTAGGTAGAGGAAAGAAATGGCCAGAGTGTGGGTTTTACGGCCTCAATCTTAAAACAGATGCAGCACAAGAGTTTTTAGAAGAGTTTGAACGTGTATACCAAGATGCAGAAAATGGTATTTTTAGAATGGAAGAATGGCATGATAGTTATGTGTTTGAAGAAGTAAGAAAAAAGATACAACACAATCACAGTCGAGTACCGTTTTATAATATAAGTGGAGACTTAATAAATGGTGAAGGGCATCCAATGATCAATAGCGATTTAGGAAAGTATTTTGATCATTTAAAAGGCGATAGAAAAGAAGTTGGAAAAAGCAACAAACCCAAGGATTTGAAAGTTAAGCGTACCGAACGTTATTGGCAATAGTTGCGCATATGGCGCCAACAAGTTCCGTTTCTTAGTTCATCAAATTTCCAATGAAACATACTAATGCGTTGTAGCCATGCTTGTCTGTCAAACTCTTTTGGGCTTTCAATTCTATGAAAATCATCGTGCGATACATCGGCGCATTGACTATGTGTACTATCGGTTATAAATGAGTGATAGCCTTGTATAATAGGACCTACTACACTACTACTATTGTGATTAACCACTGCCCATGCTTTATGCATATCTTGTTCTAACGGTGTACCAAACTCGCTTATTCGTACACCTTTTATTTTTGCTAATCTCGAAGTGCGATGATTTAGATATTGATGTGCTGCCTTATCACCAGGATGCGCTCTAACAACAATAGGTCTGTCGCTGTGCTTGCGAATACGTTTAATAGTATGTATTGCCCAGTCTTGTACATCCAAGCCTTTCATACTCCATCCGCCATTACGCTGCATCATTAACACAATTGTTTTGCCTTTTTTAACAATAGGTTTTATTTGTATACCAGTATCTCTGCTAATAATATTCCATCTGTTAGGATCAATGTGTGCATCGCAATATTCTCCAGTTGTAGGAAATATTCCATTGAAGCTGTATCTTAGATATCCATGAGGATTAACTTTATTAGCATATAAAAAAAGATTAGCATCGGCACAGCAAACATGATTATTTGTTTTAGATTGATGATTAATGATGTCGTCTCTTAACTTTAAATGAGGAGTAGTTTTTTTATCATACACCCATCCTTGTATAACTCCAACATCAGAGTTTACTAAATGGTCGCCGTCATGTAGTATACCAGTATCGCCTGCTGCATTAACACCTTGTACAAAATGCTTTAATAACAGCGTCTTTTGTTCATTGCTGTTTGCTCTTGGAACACTTTTAAGATAACTAACTACTTTCATTTAGTATTTCCCAGGCAACTCCTGTACGCATTTCTTTGGCTGTAAACTGACAATAACTTAGATGTGCAGCAAATGCAGTCATATCAACTGCATTAGGTATATACAAATCATTTATCTGAGATATTTCAGTATTACAAAACATCGTTGCTGAATTTTGTGCTAGTGCTATTGCAGGAACGCCGTAAAGCAATGCTTCGGTGGCTGCAATACTATTATAAGTAACTACGCAATATGCATCTTCCATAGCCTGTTGAATAGTGTTTGTACTAGTTCTATCGTTGCGTGAAGGTTTTAGTCTAACTTCAATATCTCTTGATGTATATTTTTTAATCTCTGCTATAGTTTCTTGCATCCACTCATCTAAGTTATATCCATTAAATACCATAACTTTTTCACTAGGAGGAACTATTAATATTTTTGATCCTGGACGATGATTTCTATATCTCCATTTTAGTGGAGCAAGTCTGTCGTGATCTCGTTCGATACAAGGTCCAATATTTTGCATAGCGTTTTTTGTAATACGATGATGTTCTTTTTTAATACCGCTCTGAATGTATCCAGTGTCTATAGTATAAAAATCAATATTATTTTGTTTACAATAGTTAATAGCTTTACGACTTGTGCCGCCTATTCCTCTGCAAACCAAAGGATTAGTAGTGCCTTTTTTAATGTCCCACTCTCCGAGTTTTCCTCCGCAGCCAATAATAAATGATTCAAGGTACGGATCATATTTAAGTCCTTTTCTACCTAAATCAAAATCGCCTGTGTCTGGTGCTATTGCTTGTACTTTTCTACCCATATTATTATCCTTAACACTTTTTAATATTTCATCTGGTTCGTATACTACCCTATCAGGATCTACTACATCCTGCACTGTTGCATTAAAATAATCGATGAGATATTGTGGATAATCTAAGTCATTTATTTTTCTATCTCTAAATCTTAAATCACTGATCTTTTTTTTTGACTTTCGATTATTTCCTCATGCATACGACTTTTTGCGTTGTACCATTTGTTTGCATATTCACAAGATTCATATTGTTCAAACCAAGGGCCACCTTCTGTGTAGTGTAAGAACTTTGGAGCGCCGTCATCTGGTTCCTTATACCACCCTACTAGCCAGTTCCACTCGTGGCTCAACTCACCAATCTCACTGTCGTCAAGCCAACTAAATCTGTGAAAGAACGCTCCGGATTTATACGGATTATTTACTAACTCTAGTGTAACTTGTTTATTACTAGGATGGCCGCAGTTAATAAGCATCATACTACTCCAGTTTTTACGTGGATACATATGCTGTACTTGCCCGTCCATTTTTACAGTTTCTTTTGGTGTATAATCGTGTTGAGCACACATCACTGCATATTTGTTATTTGCTTGTTCAAACAACAGTTTGACGTCTTCAAGAGCAACAAAGTCGCAGTCAATAAACAATGCCCATCCATTAAAATCTGTTAAATGCGGAATAAGGAATCTTGTAAATGTAAACTCTGTACTTGCCATAGTATCTTGCGGTCTAGTATATATTTCTTCTTTGCGTAATACTTTTTGTTTTAGTGGTATGACTTCAACAGGTACACTTGCTAGTTGTTCAATGCTGCTTTTGCAAACTTGGTATGCAATATCTTCTCTACTGTCCCACCCTACAAATATTTTTAATGGTTTAATCTCTTCGTTCAATGTCATTCTCCGTTAACTCTTTGCCCATCCATACTTCAATAACTTTAGCATTTTTGTTGTCTATGTTAATTGCTTTGTGCCAATATCCTGTAGGAATATCAATACTATCACCCGGTGTTAATAATGTAGTAGTTTGATTACCAGACTTGTCTTCTAAGAACATATTGATTACACCGTCAACTACATGCCAATGCTCACTGCGTTTAAAGTGTCGTTGATCACTTAATGCATGTCCCTCGTAAAACTCAAGTTGCTTTACTTGCCAACCAGTACCTTTATCTAGTATGGTGTATTTGCCCCAAGCTCGTTCTGTAGTGGGCTGGCTCCATTCTTTGAGAATCCAACTGCTTGAATTCTTTTTGTCTTCGCCGCCGACACCAAATACAAACTCTACGTCAGGATGATCTCCGTATGTTGCTTGTTCTGGTATACTACCATCTACTCTATCGCCGCCGTTTGCAACAATTAATTTTCCACTATGTGTTGCAAGTATTAATCCTATGGCTTTTGTTGTGCCACCGGTTTCGTCATCTTCGACTAATATAACATCGTCAACTACAGACAGTTCTTTGATAATAGATGAACGTTCTCCAAACGGCATAAACGCACGACCTTTTTTATTTGTAAGCCATGTATCGCTGTTTAATCCTACAACTAGTTTATCACCCAACTGCCTTGCTGCTTTGAAATATTCAATGTGTCCGGAGTGAAGTGGATCAAACCCGCCTGTAACTAATACTGTTTTCATAATAGTACTTATATGATAGTTTTATTCTGTTTTAAAAAAGTGGCATATGTTATTTGTTTGTAGTCAATATTATTATTTACAAACCATGTTTCGTAGATTTTTTCAGGCTCGTCATTTATGAATACTTGATCTATTGCAACTTTATATCCGTGTTTGGTCATAAACTCTTTTGCAAGCAGATTATATTTGTTACCTTCTTGATATTCATCATGTTCAAATGTTATACAATCAAATGTAACACCTTGTTCTATTACTCTTTGTAATGCTCGAAATGTATTTGCAGCAGGCTCGATATCACAACTTAAATATCCTACATGCATGTTCATATTGTTTTCTTGTATTGCAGATTTATAATCAAATGTTAATGCATTTTCAAAATAACATTTGTTGTTTCTAGATTGTGCATTCCAATCCGGCAAATGTTTTTTTGAAAGTTCAAGACTGAATCCTTGAAAGTTGTTGTTTTCCAACTCGTATGTGTTGTTAAACTTTACAGGTTTCTTTGCGCCAATCTCAATATATGATTTTGTTTTACACACTTCTAATGCAAATAGATCTTGACACGATTGCGAATATGATTTCATACTATTTCCTTAAAATATTCTTTATAATCTTTAAGGCATTCTTTATTGTGTGTTGGTTGTTTAGTAAATAATATATCTAAATGTACACTATTTCTATTTTTTAAATATGTAGATTTATTTTCTTCAACAATCGAATTAATTTTAAATCCAATCGTTTCTAACTCCTTAACAGCTAATATACTTTCTGGTGCATTAATATTTGTACTTACTGTTTGAAACTCAATAATAATATAGTTTGCTTTTTTAAGTATTTCTTTGCCACCTAATATAACAGGATATTCATTTCCTTGTGTGTCAATTTTAATCAAATCAAAGATATAGTCTTTAAAAAAATCATCCATTGTTTCAACTTGTACTTCTTCTAACAGATATTCAATATTCTCAGATTGAGTTGGTTTATAAAATGAACTAGATTTTGATTTTGTTTTTGTTTTTGGCAGAAAAAGTTTTAATATTTCTTTTTTATTTCCCAATCCTATATTATGATAATCAACTATTTCATTACGTTTTTTCATATTACGTAACTTATTCATACAGTAAGGATTTGGTTCTACGCAGGTTATTTCCCAATCTTTGTTACTAGAACGCAGACTAGATGCAAACTGTCCTGCACATGCTCCTATATCTAAAATACTTGTAATATTTAAATCATTAATCCAATCATATTCCCAACGATTCATTAGCTTCTCATTCCATTGAATACAGTCTTTTTAAACTTTTCATTATCAGTATGTACACTATTTATTAGTTCAAAATCTAAGTTTAGTTGATTTAATAAAGATGCTATTGCTTGTGTATCTTTTGGCAAGCACATACCACCATAGCCTCTAAGATTAGGATTTACATCTAAATACATATCAGTTGCTTTGCCTGTCTTGATGTAGGCATTTTTAATAGTAGTGTAATCGCAATCAAGTTTGTCACATATTTCATACATCACATTAGCAAATGTAACACGCAATGCAGCATAGACATTGTTGTAATATTTTAATACTTCTGCTTCGTTGGGTGTTAAGTGTTCTGTGTGCTCAGGCAATGTTCCGTGTACTTGTACTAACTTTCGGTATACCCAAATATCGTGTGTGCCAATTGCAAGCAACTTATGATTGTTGATGAAATCTTCTGCTGCACAACGTTCACGTAAAAACTCAGGCACAAAACATATAGTAAGATTTCTATATGTGTCAATCATACGTTGTGTAAATCCTGGAACAACTGTACTACGTATTGCAATAATACCTTTGTAGTTAAGTTGTGAGAGTTCAGTAATAACTGATTCTAATATACCAGTGTTACAACTACCGTCATCTGCTTGCGGTGTAGGTACACATAAAAATGTTATTTCGGTGTCGAGCACATCTTGTATTGTTGTATCAAGTATAATATCATGAGGAACAACTGTGTGTCCTACATGTTCAAAACCTTCTTTGTTTGCTGTACCTACTGCACCTAAACCAATAATGCCTATTCTCATAATAAACTTTCTACTGTTTTTCTTAATCCAACTTCTAGCGGTGTATAATCTACAAACCCAGTAAGTGATTGTACTAGTGTTGTATCTGGGCAACGGCGTTTAGCACTACCGACTGGTCCAGGACGTACTTCTAGCTTGTCTGGATTAATGCCTAATATGTCCATGATTATTTTTGCAACTGTTGCAATAGGAGTTTCTTCATTCCTGCCAACATGCACAGTTTTGTTGTTAATATTCTCAACAAGACTGTGTGTCATTTTTACAGCGTCATCGACATAACAAAAACTTCTCGTGTCGTTGCCTTTGATATAGTATTCGCCTGCTTTGCAACGTTCAACAAACTCATTGATAAAATGATCTATTTGTCCAGGGCCGTATACATTGAAGTAACGTATAATAAGATAATCTAGGCCGCTGTTGGCAACTAAGTTTTCGCCGAGAGCTTTTGGAACGCTATAACTCCATCTTGGATTCGTAATGTCGTTAAACATAACTGGTACTTGCTCATCAGTTGGAATAGGGTAGTAACCTTCATCTATTGCTCCATTAAATATTTCACATGTGCTTGCAAATACAAACTTAGTATTTGTATTTCTATAACGTTCAATTAAGTTTACAGTAGGAAGTGTATTGTTTATACAAACATCTGTTGGGTTTTCGTAAAACAATCGTGTGCCATTTGTTGCAGCTAAATGTACAACAACATCGCATTCTGGTGCGTTTCTAGCTACTGTGATATTACTTAGGTCATCTGCAATGCCGTTTTTCCTATCATAAGGATAAACTGCATCGTAACTATTTTTAATGTAGTTGTAATAGTGATTACCAATAAATCCTTTATGTCCTGTTACTGTTATTTTCATTTCTTTTTCTTTGTTGCTTTTGCAAAATAAACATCTCGATTTTCTTTTCGAGTACCTTTATAATGACACATGTGTTTCTTAAATCTTAAATCAAAATGGGCTTTGCCTGTATTTGGCGGACTAATATTTTGACCTACAATCTTATTTTCACTTTCGAGTTTTTCTAAACATGCATCAAATACATGACAGTCGAGCTGTGCTGGTAAGTTGTATATTTCGTCTGTGTTATAATACCATTCCCATAAGTCAAAAAACTCAGCACTGTTAGGGCTGTCTAAGTTAAAACTTAACCACCCGGTTTCTGTATATTTGTCAATACGTCCGAGATAACTTACAAACTTGTCGTCATCTAGATGACTACGTAAATAGTCTTCGCTAATGGGTGCAAGTATTTCTGTATCCGCATCAAGCCAAATCATTCTATCAGTCTTAACTTTACGACTAGCGTCAATTATACAATAGCTCTTGTAGCTAAACCTTACAGCGTCATAGTAAAATCCTTTAGTACCTTGAGGTACTATTCGACTGCTATTACGCTTTTTAAACTTTTTAAGTCCTTTAGATTCTTGTGGAAGAATATAGTTTTTCCAGTTTTCACTATCGTCAAATAAAGGCGTGTCAGTATATACTAATACATTGACATTTTTATCTAAATATTTTTCCAAACTAGTCATAAAGTATTTGGCATACACATCGTAATGTTGGTCTCCAAATGTTGTAACTATTGTTGTGGTATTACCAGCCAAAAATATAATCCTTTCGTACATTTGTTATTTCGCGAGCGCCAAATGATTTTAAATACATGCCAGCACATTCATTTGTATCAGCTTGTTGTTCGCATACAATAATAGGTTTATATTTTAATATTGTATCTATTGCACCTTGAAGAATTTCGAGTTCGTGTCTTTCACAATCAATTTTTAATAAACCAAACTTAGGTAAATCTAAATCATCCATACGCTTAATAGTAATGTTTCCAACACCAACTTTGCTAACAAAACTACCTCCAGTATTTTCACTATCGTAAATCATTTCTATTTTGTCATTTACATTACCTAAAGCATGTTTATATATTTCTACATTTAAGTTTTGTACATTACTTTCTAAACACATGTAAACTTGTTCAAGAGGCTCAAATGCTATTACACGTTTAAACTTTTCTGTTAAAGGCTTTGCCCATAATCCAACATTGGCACCAACATCTACAGCAATATCAAAATCTGTGACATACTTATATGCTTCTTCTCTTACATCATCTTGATACTGCGGCGGCCCGCCGTTGTTAACACGTTTGGTTATTAGCCTTTCAAAATGCTCATCAGTACTAGGCATCCAATATTCATAAACTTGTTTCATAAAGATGCGTCTTCCATTCCTACTACTCTTAGCTTTACAATATTAGTTATCTGCCATTGTTTTTGGTCTAGAGCTTTTAAAACACCTAACCATTTGTTGCGTATTAATGCAAACTCGTTGATAATCTTTTCATAATCACATACGTCAACTTCACCGTCAACATACTTTTCAACGTCGCGACTTGACAATGCTCGCTGATAGTTTTCTAGATATTTTTTAAAAAAAGAACTACGCAACTTGCGTAGTTCAATGTTAAGGAATTCAAGTATGGCTTCAACTTCTTGTAGTTGATTAAAACGGTATTCAACAATACCTGGCATTTCAGCAGCAGCTTTTTCAATACTACCTTTTAACTTGACTTCAGAACGAGCTGTAATAAGCTCGTTCTCAAAGTGTTGTATTGCGTTGGGTATTTCCGATATGTCTCGACTAACTCGACTGTACCATCCCATTAGTCGTCCCACTCGTCTTCATCAGAATCTTCATCCTGATCTAGTTCTAGATAATACTGGATAGCAGTGTCAAGTCGTTTACTATTACCCATCATGCTCTGTAACTGAACTTCAGCCATTCCATAGTCAGCCAGCATATCAACATACCGCTCGGCTGCCATTTCGACATGTTTTTTATCTAAATATTCTTTAAACAAGTTCCATAAATCAGCTGCTATTTCTTCGTTCATTACTATTCCTCGATTACTTCCTGTGCATCTAACTCAGCTTCTTCTGCTGCTCTAACTGCTTCTTCTTCTGCTTTCGCGATATTTAGCAATTGTTCTTCTTTTGCAGGAAGATCTTCTATTACACGTTCTAGTAGTTCGCCTGTCCAACGCTTGCGAAACTCAAGGATCTCGTCGCCGTCACTAGTAATGTATTTGTAACGATTGCCTTGTTTCTCTAATAAGCCACGTGATTCAAACATATCAAATAATCCACTGTAAGGATCCATGCCTGTTTCATATGGAATCTCAACTTGTACACCTTCAAAGGGTTTATTGTAACGTGTTTTCATTACCTTACACGCTGCTCTAATACCATGTACTTGTGATGTTTTGTTGCCGTCTGCATCTACTTTAAGTTTAAGTTTCTTCATAGCAACAACCATTGAACTTGCATACACAAAGCCTGAACCACCTGAGATCTTATCATCCGGATCAAACATATCTTGCGATGCATATGTGTGGTTAGTAACGCACATACCTACATTGTAACTACCAAACATATTCACACAGTTAGTTACAAGTGCTTTTAGTGCTTTTGCCTTACGACCAAAGTCACCTTTCATGTCACCTGCTTCAAACTGACTAACTTCAGTTGGTGACATAAGCATACCCAACGAGTCAACTACAAACAACACCTTCGGGCGATCTTCTTCTGGCATGTCTTTGAGATCTGACATAAACGTACTAACAGTCTTACCTACATCGTCAATCATAGCCATATTAAGTTTTAAAATCTTTTCAGGTGATGTATCAACACCCAACGCCTGTAACCACGCTTCGTCTAGAGCGTTTTCACTGTCAATAAGAACAACAAAAATACCTTGCTCTTGTGCATACTTAACAATGTTACCTGATACAATATATGATTTGCCAGCACCACTTTCACCTGCAAATACACTTACTTTACCTAATGGAATACCCTTGCGGAAGTCTCCACTTAGTAAATAGTTTAAAGCATAGTTGCCTGTGCTAATCCAATCAGTTGGATCGTTAAAGCCTGCACTCATGCCTTTAATACTTTTTGTCAACGAGTTTCTAAACTTCGTTGGATCGAATGACTTATTTGCCATGTATTTCTCCTATTATAAAAAAGTAAAGGAAAGGGCCGAAGCCCTTTCTATTATTAACCTTGACGTGAACGAATCATTGCAAGAATATCTTGCGCTCCACCTGCTGTTTCAGTTGCTGGTTCTGCTGCTGGAGCAGGTTCTTGCCAACCAGTATCAGTTGTAGTTTCTGCTACTGGTGCAGCCGGAGCCGGAGTAGGTGTTGCTGCTGGAGCACTTTGACTTACAGCAGTTGCTTGTGGGCTCGCCGCTTTTTGCGGATCACCTGTACGTGCAGCCATGCCGCTTGGACGGAAATAGTTGCTCCAACGATCTGCATCATATGCTTCACCGTCTACTGACGCTTCAAACATTTCTGTTAAGATCTTAACACCAGCTTCGTCTGGTTTTTTAGGAAGGAAATCATTGAGATTAAACAAGCCGTGTGTGTTCACTGCTGCCATCTCTTGATCACCTAGTGGACGGTCTCTACGTGACCAGTTACTTGCACCATAATCAGCGTATCCACCTTTTGATCCTTTTGACAAACGGAAGTCTACACCAGCTGTATAGTCAGTTGGTAGTTCTTCCATATCTGGGTCCATAAGTGCTGCTTTGATTAGTTGGAAAATTTGTGGTCCAATAATAAAGCGACGGATTGGATTTTCTGGTGAATCTTCTTTGAGTGGATCTTCTGTTACAAATCCTTGGAAAATATACGAACGTTTCTTCCAATACTTACGACCCATGTCTTCAAGACTTGCATCTTTAAACCACCCACGTACTTCTTGTAGGATTGGACATGATTCGCCATACATTTCCATACATGGAACTTGTACTTGTACTGGACGTGAATCAGTTTCACCTTTTACGCCTGCAAAAGGAAGTTTGATCATCAAACGTTCTTTCCAAAAGAAAGTGTTGTCTTGATCGCCATCAGGAAGGAAACGTAGCGTTGCTTGCTCGCCTTCTTTCATATTCCAAAATGGGTAAATTGCGTTGTCGCCACCGCCTGTGCGTTGACCGCCTGCGCCGGCTTCTTGTTCTTTGAGCTTTGCTCGAATTTCTGCTAATGATGCCATAGTGCCTTTTCTCCTATATGTTATGCCTATGTTAGAACAACCAATGTTGCTCTTGTGCCTGTTTGTGTGTAGCACTATTACATACTACACTGTTAGTTATGACTTGTCAAGTATAAAATGACAAGTTTTATTAGAAGTTAGCTGATTATTTTAAACCAGCCAACTCCTGAATTCTTGTAAAGTCTGACATCTTACGTGCCTGGTATTTTTCAAATACTTGACCTAGACGTTCTATGAACTGACTTGCTGGTTTGATGAATTTATCACCATATGATTTTTCAACCATTGTTAACACAGCAGTTTCGCCTTTTGGAAATACACCTTGTTGCCTATCGTAGTAACTTAGTATAAACTCGCCTAATGGTGTTTTTTCTTTTTCGATTACAATATCATCTTCGTCCGAATCTGGATGATCTATTTTGTCGCCTTTTTCTGCGCCATTCATTTTTGCTTGTCTTACAGCGTGTGCATATGCGTTGCCTTCGTCTGTATCGTCATCAGTTAATACTGATACCATATCGTCGCCATTGCGTAGACCGCCTTTTTTGATTTTTACATTTTCTTTACCAAACTTTGCTATTGCAAGTTCTGGATCCATTGAAGTTTGTTTCCAACGCATTTCACCTTCTACTTGCGCACTAAAGTTATCTGAAAACTGACCTAACATTTTATCAAATGCTGCATCAATAGCTGATTCGGTATTCATACCTGTGCCTCTAGTTGCACCTGGTGTTGTTGGACTTGCGCCGATATCAACAGTTGGTGCTAACTTGTAAACAAATCCACCTTGTACTGGATGTATGGTATAATCTTCGCCTTTTTCAAATCGTGTTTTAACTTGACCCGGCTGTGCTGACATTTCTTCTTCAGCAGCTTGAACTGCTTGTGCTGGTGTATCATAAACTTGTGGTCTTGCACGTGGACGAAGCGATGTTGCAGGTGCATCAGCTTCTGCAATCAAATCATCAAAGTGTAGTTCGTCTGCTTGTGTTGCTTCGCCTACTAGTTTATAGATATACGGAAATACATCTTTTAAATCTTCATTAAACTGTTTGATAGTAAGTTGATCAATCCAGTTACTAGCAACATCAGCAGGAACTTCAGATTCTTCTATAACTACAAATTCTTCAAGTGCTTCTTTGTACATTGTAGGTTTTTGTAGTGTTTGTATTCTTTTCTTGACTGTAGTAATACGTTCATTTACTGTACCCATGTGTTCTGCTAGACTTTCAGCCATTACACTACTACGACCCATGTAAGTTTTGAACTTGCGGAGATTTGAAAGTTCTTCACTTAGGCTTGTAATATGTTTGCCAAAGTCATCGTAAGGATGACCACCTTCACTAACATGAATAGCCATTGCTCTTGCACCACTAAGATGTTTAAACGGATATTTAAATTTTTCACCTTGTGAGTTTTCAATAAAAAGAGATCCTATCTTTTTATTTCTACTTTCACCTTCGATAATATTACCTGTGTGTTTTATTGAAAGTTTAGCACTTCCAAACTTTTGAAAGCTAGTTTTGTGAGTGCCATACATTTTTGACTCTGCCATTTGTGTTTCTCCGCGATTTACTGCCATGCTTGCATAATCTCTTTTTGTAAAGTTAGTTCTGTTAATATCTCTAACTTCAAAATTTAATAAACGTTTTTTTGAAAACATTCGCATTTGTTTTAAAAAGTTAAACCAGTCTTTAGTTTCTTCATCTCCAACTTCTTCTGTAAAGTCTTTGTTGTACATTATAGTTACGCCAGATTTTTCATCTAGTGAAACGCTTACTTTACCCAAGTTAGTGTTTTGACTTTTAAAATCAAATTCGTAAAATCTTGCAAGACTAGGAGCACTTGTTAAATTTCCTTCTGCGTCACCTGTAGTAACGCTGGAATAACGGCCTCTAATCTCATTAAAAAGTTGTTCTGCTACTGTATCTAAATTTCTCATTGTATACTATTTATCAATAACTGCTACTAACAAAGATCGGCATTGGCATTTCATAATCCTCATCTGCTTCAATCTGATTAAATGTTTCATACACTGTTGGATCCCAGTCTTTCATTACACTCATAATTCGTAATGTTAATAATAAACTACTAACTAGATCATCATGGTGTCCGGGCTTTGCTTGAAAACTACTACCTGATGCAATGTATGCTTTTAGTTCACTAATCAATGCTTTGCTGTTTAAAGTAAGTTTGTTACTCTCAACCATTGTTTTAAGTCTAGCACATGCTGTAGTTTTACTGCTGTGTGTTGTATTAAATCCCTTACGAAACTTTCTTACGTGTCCTTTTTTCATAGGCTCACTTATAAACAATCCTGGAATATTCTCTTCACCAAAGTCATTGATAACAAGCAAACATGCTTCACCTATTCCATTGTT